CCGACACCGTGTATGGTGCGACCTCGGCCATTTAGTATCCTAACTTTTTGCCGCCAGCTTTAGTCGGTTTTGGTTTCTTTTTCACGCTGCATCCTCCTTTACAATTTTTCTTGCCACAAACTTTGCACGCCATAAGTCTTTTCCTTCCCTGTTATCACCAAGCCTTGCACGACCAGTAACGAGCACCAGTCTTCGGGCCACCGCCGTTCTCATCGCACTTATGTCTTGCTCGAAAAGACTTGCGACGAGCGGGGATGTCTTTCTTGATCGTCATGTTCTGGTCTCCGAACCGCACCACCTTAGTCGAGCCGCCATCCTTTACGCAGACGGCAGACTTCTTCGCCGCGCTCGGTGTCTTCCAAGGCTTGTTGATTTTCTTGCCCTTGCAGGCACCGCTAACTCGACCCTTCGTCATTCGGTTCTCCTCGCATTACACTGAACAGTGTAACGATTTCTGCCGTTGTTTCTTCCTCACTTTCTTCGGTGAACTCACTGTCCTCGGTGGCCCAGCCGTACTGGTTGAGGTAGCCCTCGTAGATAAAGGCGAAATCATTTAGTCGCATCACGACTAGGCTGTCACCCGTCTTCATTTTGTTGCGACGTTGCACGACGACAGGCATTTCGGGTGTGTCAGATTTATGGATACCCATTTCGGCTTGGGCCATAGCAGCGTAAGGCACGAAGCGTTCGGTGCGCTTGGCTTCAATCCACAAGTCGGGAGTGCCAAGTAAGTCGGCGCGACCACCGCCAGTTATGTACGATCCACCGCCTGATAATGGTGCGCGTGTGATCTTACCTTGGCTACCGAATAGTCGAGCGTCTAGCCACTTGGCTAACTCGCGTTCATATCCGTCGCCCTTACGTTTTTGTTTGCTCAAAGAAACTCTCCTAGTCTACGATCCAATCGTTGGGTAATCCTGAATTTTCTACTGGCTTGCAGCGGTTGCAGACGTACTGCCAACGTGGTCGTGGAGCATCCGACTTGCACTTGAGGCAAGGACGTTCCCAAAGGTCTTGGTTCTCGGTTTCTTGTGAGACAATGGCGTACTTCGCGCCCTCAAACTCGGCCAGTTCCTCGCGTATGAGTATGCGCTTGAGCGTGTCGCTGCTTACGTCGAAGCGTCGGGCCATTGCGCGGTACGAGTAGTCGTTGTGCAGCATCCATTCTAATAAGTCGCGCTGCCCTTCTGATAGAGGGTTGCGTATGCTCATCTTTGGTTCCTTAACGGTGGCATTGCAAAAGACGCCCCCCGAAAAGGGGGGGTGTCCTGTGTGACTGGTGCCATTAGTGACACGTAATGGTATTGACTGGGGTCTAGGGGTAGTGGTTATACTCGCGTAGCGGCCTTCACCTAATAGTTCTAATTGTTCAAAGAGCGATAATTGCCTTTCGGCATTATCGGTTGGCATTGGAGCAGTTCTACTAATAGAACTAATAGGTCTAATCACACCCATCTGTTCACCTCGTACATCGGCAAGTTCAGCTTACGGGACACGTCCTCTACACTCATGCCTGTGCTGTGATAGTGTGCAGCTTTTTGCTTGAGGCTTGCTGTGCTCACCACGTATTGCGACCCGTCTATCAGGCTCTCTGCCCACCCGATGTAATGCGTTTCGTGTAGCTCTGTCGTCTGCCTGACTTTGCCGAAACTTATCTGACTGACCATGCGAAGTCGGCTGTCGGGGCGTAGGCGTTTCTCAAGGTAGCCGAAGGGCGTATGTGCTGCGCCTGTCATGTCGTGCATTTCCATCTCAGCGTCGAGCAGCCCAGCCTTAGCCTTAGCCTCTGCCTTGTGACGAAACACCTGTGTCACCATGATCTGCGTGTCGATGTCTGTAAGCTGTGCAGTCGAGCCAGCCTCACGGCCCATGCCACCCTCGCCGGGTTTGTTTCTGTGGTGAACCATGATCACCGACGCGCCGAACTTATTTCTGATCGACTTAGCTACGTGATTAACTTTGTACCACTCGCTTGCCGACGCTTCCTCCAGCCCACCAAAGGCGTTTCGCACGGTGTCGATCACGACCACGTCGGGCTTGATTGCCTCCAACCATTCACCCAACAGGCTAAACCCCTGCTCAGTCGCAAGGCTCATCTCGCCACCATCTTCTGCGGAGATCAGGGCTGGCGACCACATGTTAAATTTCTCACCCGTGTCGCCAAACATTTTCACAAAGTTCTTGAAGCGGTACAGGATGGTGCGACTTGGGTTGTCGTAGTCTAGGTACAGTACCTTGGCGGGCTTCGTTTCGTATGGCCCGAACACTTGTTTGCCAGCAGCCATAGACGTAAGCAATGCTTGAAGAAAAAACGACTTGCCGTGTCCATTGTAGCCCACGACTTGTGTGATCGTGGCGGCTGGGATCAACGGGTCGCACCAATATTCTGTCTCACCAATGCTGTCGATCAGGCGGTCAATGTCTGCATTGAGTATGGGCTTGAGCCTGCCCAGTCGTACTTGTTTTTTCTCAGCAACCTTACGGTAGCCTTTGTCGTCGTAATCGCTTGGGTAGTTGCGGCGATCCATGTCGATTGCGCTGCGGCATTTGCTCTCTAGCCACTGCGCTGTCTCGGCCTCGGTGTATCCAGCAGAGTTAAAATACTCGTCGTAAAAATCTTTAGCCATGCTGACTAGGTCGTCACCCATAACGCCCTGTCTGCATTTCTGCCCAGCGTACCTAACCATAAGGGCGTCAGTGCCATCGCCATCCTCTAGCTTGCGGCCAAGGTGTGCGACACGGGCGTGCGTTTGATCCCAGATACTCACGAACTCGTCGGGGTTGTGTAGTGACACGCCGCTCAAGTCGAGCGCATCAAAGCTAAACTCGTCGTCAGTCTTCTCAGTGGGCGCACCCTTCCAAACGTGTAAGTCTAGGTCGTCCCAGTCAGCAGTAGTTTCAAAGGAATACTCATGCTCAACCTCGTCGTTCTTGACCTTGATGCTCGGCGGCATGACAACGAAGCCGCCATCACCACGAAAGTCTAGGCCATCTACTTTGGGCCAGTCTCGCGCATTGCTGCCGACCTTGTTGGCGAACCTTGCGCCTTGGCGGGGGTGCTTGAAGTAGTAGTGCGCTCCCTTCTGAGTGCTCACCTTATAAGGAGAGGCTAGGCCGTGCTTCTCTGCGTACTTAATCGCGTCTTCATTATCGCAATCGACAGCGACAACACCCGACAGCTCACCCGTTATCAAACCGATGTTGAAATACTCTATGACCTGACCTGATTTCGTCGTGACGCCCTCAGTAAACCACTCGTCAATCATCTCGTCAGTCACACGGGTTGTCTGCCAGTCGAGCCAGCCGACTAGGGGTGTCTTGGAACTCATCGACAGCGGCATGATATTCCAGCCCCTATCATGCGCCTCAAGCGCAGCCGTGTAAGTACGGGATTTCCACTTATCTAAGTCGCGTTTAGTCAGTTGCTTGCCTGTCATTTTTTGTTTCCTCGAAGTATGAATTGATGTTGAGATTTGGGTAGTGCTCAAGGAGCCGAGCCAATGTCGGGGTGCCTAGATACCCCGTCCTCATGGCCCGATATGGTGCGGTGCGGGTATTGCCGAGCAACTCCGCGACCTGTGAAACGCCACCACAATCTTGAACTAACCGTGAGACGTTGAACTTTAATTCCATTGTCATTCCTCTTTCTTATATAGCCCCTCTAGCTGTCTATATATACATCGTCCACACATCTGTGACGTAAGTGACACAAAGTAAGGACACAGCTAGTTGTGTAAACAGCAATCTGATTGTAGTGAGAGGGGGTTACTTCAAACTCTAAAAAGGAGACAGCAATGTCTGACTGGGACACGACACCCGAACCAATAAACAATTCATCACCCGCATTGATCGCTGCCGTTACAGAGTATCGACGGATCAATCACACAATGGATAAACTCAAAGAGCAGCACGAAAGTCTACTTGAGACTATCGCTTCCGAGTTTCCCGTCATGTCTGGTGAACAGGCCATCGTCGTAAACGACATGACCGTTACATGCACCCGCACCGAGCGTTGGACGTGGGATAACGAGATGCTTGAAGAACTATTCATGCTTCAAGATCAGCTACCCGATCACATCAAGAAACGTCTGACCGTCAACAAACGTATGTTTATGTTCCTCGACGACGACCAAAAGCAGCAGTTGATACCAGCTTTGACCAGAACGCCGGGGCCAGCGAAAGTGAAAGTCATAGAGGTGAGCAGCGATGTTTAAGCCAAGCAACACAATCGACCACAGTACGTCGTACCTCAAGACCGTGCTCTTTGGAGACGCGGGATGGGGTAAGACTACGAACATGGCGCATATGCAAGAGCATTATGGCAAAGGCTTTATCATCAGTGGGGAGAGCGGTCTCAGTTCTATCCGCTCCGCTGGCATCGACTACCTCCCATTCAATTCGTGGGGTGGTCGAACCAATCCAGAGGCCGACGAGTATTCTTTCGTGGATATTTTCAGGTGGATGAAGACGCCAGACTTTAAAGCTCACGACTACAAGTGGATCGGGCTGGATAGCCTGACTGAGTTGTCGCATCACTCGCTTCGAGCGGCTGAACGGCAGACCAAAGACGAGGCTGAGAAGCTAGGCAAAAAGGCTAACGGTTATGAGGCGTGGGCCATCCACGGTTCGCAGTTAGTCGGAGCGTGCAAGGCTATTAGAGATATGCCAATGCACTTTCTTTGCACGGCGTTAGCCAAGTCGAGCCAAGACGAAAACGGTAACGTCGAGCACTGGCCTATGGTCGATGGCAAGGCGACTATCGAAAAATTGCCCGGAATTTTTGACTGCGTTTTCGCAGGGATCAGGGCATCGTCGGGCGACAACGAAAACCAGAACGTCATTCGATACATCGTCACGGACGACGTGCGTGGTTGGAAGGGCAAGGTACGCGACGAGAAGCGTAGGCTTGCGCCTGTCGAGAGGACTGGATCGGTAGTCGATTTGTTTAAACGTATGGAATTGTCCGACGTTGACTTCAAAAAATATCAGAAAACACAGGAGCAAAGTAAATGAGCTTTTCATTTAACGATCTAAATCTATCAGGCGTTGAGATTTCGTCTGCGTCAAACATGTTAAAGCCCGGACGCTACGTCTGCACAGCTAAGAACGCTCGACTTAAAGACACTAAGTCTGGTGGCAAGATGGTTGAGGTCGAGTGCGAAGACACCGCTAGTGGTGCAAGCATCCGTGCGTTTCTGAACGTACACATTCCTTCGTCGGAACAGGCCACACGCATTGGCCGTGAACAACTCAAAGCATTGCTCACACACGGCGGTCATAAAGACCCTGATAACGTAGGCAAGTCCGGCATTGCCAGCATCAATGGCTTGAAGGTTGGCGTGTTGATCGTGGCTGAAACCTATCAGAAGGACGGTCAAACACGGACAGGCTCTCAAGTCAGTGGTTTCTTTGACCCCAAAGGCTTTGTCGCTCAATCGTCCTCAAGCTCGCAAGTCGATGTTGCGAAAACCTTGGACGACGACATCCCGTTTTAACTCCCTTTACGGTTTGTCGAACTGGGGGTGAGAGCCTGTGAGTATGCCCGACGTATATCGCCGCCGCGCTCGAACTTTGGTAGCTCGCCCCCTTTTTTAAGGAACGACTATGGATATAACCGCGCTTATCACTGACGCTTACGCTAAAGAGAAGCGCGGTAAGCCACGCCAGTACATAGGGGCCAGCGGCATAGGCCAGCAATGCCTTGCCAGTATCGCGTATAGCTATCGCGGCTACCCTGAGACTGCGCCAGAGCCACAACTCAAGCGCATCTTTCGTGATGGTCACAAGATAGAATATGACGTGGTCAAGGACATGCGTAAAGCTGGTATGCACGTCATGGAGACTGACCCGCTGACTGGACGACAGTGGCGATGGACAGGATACGGCGGCTTGGTCATGGGTAATGCTGATGGCCTCATGGAAATAGACGGCGAGACTTATGGTGTCGAGATCAAGTCGATGAATATGGCGAAGCACCAAGAGTTTATTAAGAAGGGCGTCAGGGGTAGCCACCCCAGCTACTACGATCAGATGCAATTTATGATGGGACTATCTGGCCTCCGTAAATTTGTCTTGGTCGCTTACAACAAAAACAACAGCGCATACCACCACGAGTACATAGATTTCGATGACTTCAGATGGGCTTACCTCACGACTAAGGTTGAGGACGTGCTTACAAACAGGGCTACACGAATAGCGTCTGACCAAAGCGACTGGCGTTGCAAGGGGTGCTTCAAGCGAGACGCTTGTTGGAGAGGCGACGAACCAGACGAGAAATCCATGCGTACCTGTGGCAATAGTCGAGCCGACAACATGGGCAATTTACACTGCGACGAGTGCGACGGTAGCACTTGCACTGAATGGAAACTCTACGAGCCGAGGCAGACATGAAACTACGAGCCAAGCAAAAACAAATAGTCGAGTTAGAATATCAAGCCGCGAGTGTTGCGACACGCATCTCCGACTTAGAGTTTATGATAGCCTACGGGAACGACAGGCCGACTAGCATTGACAGTGAATTGTCTGATCGTCGCAAGGCATACGACAAACTAAAATACATACGTCGTGAGATTGCCAATCTCTCCAAGGAGGTGATTGATGACCAGACCTAAGTTAGTCGCTTTCGTCGGGCCAATCGGTAGCGGCAAGACGGTGTGTGCGGAATACTTTTGCAAGAGATACGGCTATACTAACATTAAGTTTGCTGGCCCGCTCAAGCGTATGCTTAAAGAGATGGGCCTCACCGACGAACATTTGGAAGGCGCGTTAAAGGAACAGCCTTGCGACATACTGGCTGGAAGGACACCACGATGGGCGATGCAGACATTGGGAACGGAATGGGGACGGGACTTAATCGGAGAAAACCTGTGGGGCAACGTCTGGGAACACGCCGCAATGCAATTAATGCCAGCGCATCCAGTCGTGACCGACGATCTACGCTTTCAAAACGAAGCGGAGAGAGTGAGGAAGATGGGCGGGATGATAGTTCGCCTGTCCGTGACGGGCCAAGCCTCGACAGAAACAGGCGCAACTCATAGCTCTGAGGGAATGGACTACGACGCTGATGTTGTGATCCACAATAAGCACGACGATAGCTTGTGGGACAGCCTAGACTTTCTTGCTTGCGGCCACATTTTATGATAGTTTTACCCGTGGGTTAGCCAAAGGCGTGGCTGAGTCAACTCTATGTTTTTAATCGCTGACCCACACGACCTCGCTTTTAGGTTTCGCACTGCGGCGGGGTCAACCTAACCACAGCCAGACGCCAGCTATCATGCCAGCTACCAGCACTATGAATAACAGAACCACCGCGCCTATCTCAATGTTGGCCTGTATCTCGGCTTTCCTTTTTTTCGCAGCCTCAGTCCGAGCCTTGCGTATCTGACCTCTCAGTTGGAGCAACTCTCTCCACGCAAAAATACCTCTGGTCATAATCACATATTTTTTTAATTCTTCCTCTAAGTCTTCGGCTTTTTTCTTAGCCGCAAAAGTTGACAGCGCCTCCTCCTCGACTGACGAGAAAGGGTTCTTCTTACCTTTGGTGTGGCCCTGCTTGATCTCATCAATCGCACCCCACATTTTACCGATGTCGCCCATCATGGAATGAGCGTCCTTGCCTAGCTTAACGCCAGTCTTGATGGCGGCAAATGCCGCCATCGCTACGGAGATCGGTTCCATAACTTAGTCGCCCATCATCCAGTCATCCACGTCGAAACATGGGCAAGCCTTGTTACTGTATTCATTGTGGCCTGTAATGGTTGTGATCGTTGGGTGTTGTTCCTTCAAGTCTGCGATCAGCTTACGCAATGCTACGTCTTGCTCGGCAGTAAAGTTATCCTCGAAGATGTCGTGAGCCTCGCCGCCGCGCCCGCCAAGCAAGGAAACTCCGATGCTCGACTTATTTTTTCCTCGACAGTGCGCCCCGCTACGTTCAACAGGTCTAGCCGCACCGACTTCGCCCTTACGATTAACAGCAAAATGGTATCCGCATGTTGACCATCCGTTGTCCTCGACGTGCCACCTAGTCAATTCCTTGACAGCCTCATCGACTGGCTTGTCTTCGTACCACGACGGCCTAGTCGCAGTGCAGTGAATTATAATCTCAGTCAGTTTTCTCATCGGCCTGCTCCTTGATGTGCTTTCTTTGTTTCTCGATTTCTTCGCGCTGAGTTTCGAGTTCAACGAATTGCCTGTCGATTTCATTAAGCTGCGGAAACCCGACGACATTGTCGTGCCAAGCACTCGTAAACTCCCCACAATTCGACGTGTCATAGCTCACTTGCCCTTACCGAAATATTGTGTCGCGCCACGTATCCCGAAGCTGGCTGCGACTACGCATCCCCAAGTGTATATGAACCAGTCGGGGGCTTGTTCGAGTGCAGCAAAACCGTCGAAAACTATGTCCCTCCCAGTCTCTCCAGTGAAGCAGATGATAATTGGCAGGCTCATCAAAATTGTTATGTACTCATCTTTCCACGACGACGTTGATCCTTGGGCCATGATCGCTTCCCAGTTCGCTTCGCTCTGACACTGCGACATGAGTATCTGCGACTTGGCCTCGGCTTCGCTCACCTTGATCTTAGTCTCTGCTGCCTTCGTCTCGACTTTTCCCTGAAGCCATGTGCCTGCGAGATTTGCTATTGGGCCGATGAGTGCTTGTATCATTTTTCATGTCCAACCCATGTTGCGAAAGCTCCCGTCATCGCACCAGTTACGACTGACACGACTGCCGCGTGTTGCGACGAGAGACTTTCTGTTGTGATGGCAAACTCAATGACGCGAATGTAAACAATCGTCATCACTAGCATCATTAGTCGTGGCATAAGTTTCCACGCTAGTATCTTCTGCATTGCTAAAGTCACTGCTCAAATCCTTCCTTCAAGCCTTCCATGATTTCCTTGACCGTTGGTCGGCGTTTAGTGTTGGGTGAGTATCGACATTGGAACGACTTGGGACACTCGGTATAACTGAACGAGGGGTAGTGGTATGCCGTCGTTCGGTTCGGGCCGAGATAGATGCAGACCATCTCGTCCTGAATTTTTGTTTTCTTTGCGAGCTGACAGGTGACGTAGTCTGGATTTACCAGACCCGCGACTAAGATTGCTGTGAACCACATCAGTCAAATTTCCCTCCGAATTTATTAGAGTTGAAATCGCTGCTCCCAAAGCCGTCGCCAAATTTACCTTCCCCGGAGCCTTTTTTGCGTCCCGGCTTCTTGGCTTCTCCACCGACTGCATCGACGAAGGTTTCACGACCTGTAGGCCCACCATAGACACGACCAGCGATAGGTATGCGTCCGAACAGATCGCGCAACGTGGCCCTGATCTTATCGTTAGGTTTGTCTTTC